AACCACCCAGACTAAGGAACAAACGAGGATATTTTAAAAATTTTCCCCATTCCTCAGCTTTCACCTTTGCTTCTGCGAAAGTGGTCTTCATAAAATTACGCACATTTGCGAGTAATTGTCCCATGAATCTCAAAACATTCCATGTGTCTACACGTTCCTTCTTCTTTACGTGAGGAGCATGTGCATAGTCGTGTACCAATACTATTGGATCGTACGCCACCATTAAAAACGTAGAGATCCTTTCTCTGAGCAGATTCGCAACACTGAGAAGTGTTGGAGAGGTGTTGTAAAAATGCTCTTGATTGATCTCTAGTTGTTCATGCCAATTTTTAATTCCTGGCTCCCTTTTACCAGTTTGCCTAGTGAGAGCTTTGGCTAAATTTTCATCATTTCTAGCGTAAATTTGACATGAATGGAATACGACGGGCCCAAAGACAGTTTTATAGCTGCCATCTGGTTTTGCGTAGGCCCTGGGGAATTGGAGAAAACCATCTTGGTCAAAGAATTCCTCCCCCTTTATCACTTCGAATCTATCACTCAAAGCAAACTCTTTAGTTACATTGCATGTGGTAACACACAAACGATAAATGCCTACAGGACCCACACCATATGGACCCCGGCAAAGACATTATTTCACAGTTATTCTATCAGACCCCACATGGAGCAATGACCGCAACTCCATCTTCTCAAGTTTGTTTTTGAAAAACTCCATTGTGTCTATTATTACATCCTCTGGGTACAACGAGTAGTAATTTACCACACAAAAATCCAATGTATTCATCACGTTTTTGGAGTTGCTGAGACTATGATGCTCGGCTGTGAGTTTCCTCAAAACAACTGGTGAAATCATGACATCTCTGTAATGTGTATACCCTAGTTGATTTATGTAATTGAAGCGAGCTACTGTGATGGCCAAGACAGGAGTGAAAACCACGTCTTGAGTGCGATCGAAAGTTTTATAATGTAAGAACCTTTCGTAATCAATTTGCAATTGATCCACATCAAAATCCCAATCAAGTATAAATGTTAGGAACTCAAAGGCCCACATGACCCACATCAGAACTCTCATATATCCAATTGGTTCTGGCAACATATAATACACACGCACAGTCACCCGATCCAACCCTTTGGCGGCCAATTCCTCTTCGGTGGGAGGTGGTGGCGGCTTAACAACTGCTGGGTCATGGTAAAACTTACATCCCTGAACAACACAATTTGGGTGGAATTTGCATATACGTGGACCATGTCCAGTTTTCCTTTTGGGACCTCCACCAGCTGAATGTTTATGGGCGTTAGCCTCTTTACCTCGCCTCACTCGTGCACTCATTTCTTCCACATCGTCACTATTTGTTGCCTCGCCGTTGTTGCCATTCAAGGCACTACGAGTTTGAAATATTTTTGCTATTCCAAGAACTATTGCGAATACCCCAAATCCCGCGACAACCACAAGGGGAAGCACAAACCACCAAAAGAGCCACGAAGCCACCCACCAGTACAAAGCAACCAACCACCAAGCTATAGGTGAGGCAAAGCAATACCAGCAGTAGTCCACAATCACCCCAAACATAAATAGCACATAAAACCAGGGGTAGAGTAATACATACAAACCACAACCTAACCCACAAGCGACACAAAAGTAAATTTTCGCTGATCCAGCTTGAGCTACGGGAACCATGCCCAAGAGGGTAACGTAGAAAAACCACCTGAGATGTGGCATCTGTCTGGCATGTAGTCTACCAATTTGCCTCATAGTCAATTGAATGAGTAAACTAGCAACCACCATCATATTTCCTGGTGTGGGAATTACATGTCTGAAAAGAAAGACTCTTAGATTGGGTTCAATCAACATCACTAAAGGCCATGCAATAAAATGCACAGCAACTAACGCAAGATAAATGCACATCAGGACGACTAGTAAAACGAACCCCTCAGCTTTCAATCCGGCACCGCCACTTTCATAAAAGCAGTGAATGCACAAACCAGCTAGGTAAGTTATGTATAGGTAAAATACAACCTGTGGACCAGTCGGACCTGGATGTGAGGCCTCCCCAATCCGAACTCCATTCAACGGGTTGTAAGCAACACGGATCACATCCACACTTTTAGCATCCACCTTCTTCAGAAGTCGCTCCTTGACTTTATCCTTTCGATTCTGCACGTAAACCTCACACAATGCGATCCGATCTTGCTTCTTCTTACTGGACTCAACGAATTTTCCACGATTGGGTCCCGGGTGATCAGCCTCACCAAACCGGACACCGTTGGTTTTTGATCGATTGTCCTCCTGCCAGAACCCAGTCAAAGGTGCATTCATGCCGAACTGAGTCATTGTACTTCGATACAACAGTCCCTGATACTCATGTTTCCCAACCAACTTCAACTCCATACGCATCCAAAGCACATCGTCGAAGCGCACTGATTGAGGTCGCCACTTCTCTCTACCAACCCATCCAACGGGACCCGGGTGAGTCGCCTCACCAAACCGAATTCCGTTACTCTTCCGTGGTGGATTTTGTTGTTCCGACCGAGCTTGACCAGTAATTTGGTTATCACGACGCTGCTGGTTTTGACGGCTGAAGATGGCGACGACTTCCCAATAACCACTCTCTTTTGTAAAATGGCCTTGTTGACGCTCTGACTCGAGTAGTGACTTCACCCTTAAAGTACTCAAACCTTTACCACTCCGGAGATCTCGACTACACAAGACTTTGATCGCTCTACAAGCGGCAACCAAAGGTACAGGTCTACCATCATCCTCCAACCGATCTACCACTGAAACGACTAAACGTTTATCAATAGGCTTGAGGTCAAATCCACGCTTACCCTGCATTGGGGGTGCAGGAGGGCGTGGGTTGCGGTGGCGGCGCTCTGATACCTCCACCACATAATCCCTTCCTTTATCAAATGTTTCATCTTCCGCAAGATTATTCTCATCTCCCCAAGCATCAAAATCTTCAGCCTCCTCTTCATCTGATATTTCACCTTCCAGAGCGTGTGTGTGTAACACACCAGCGTATTCTGCCTGCTTGAAACTTAAATTTGTCACAGTGGTGACACGCTTTGTCTGTTTAGACAGTAAGTGATCTTGTTTTTTATGTTTGCGCGTCATAACAAGTTCAATATTGTTTTTACAACTTAGTTGGTCTTTCTCCAACACGTTTATTTTTATTATTTTTCTCTCT